CCTTGCAGAAAGCCTTCGGCTGAGTAATAGTCAGCAACTCACGAATCTCCATACGGACCACAGTCACGTCAGACACAAACAAATCAGCGTGAGAATTCGTGGCCTCAATCCTGACGCCACCCTTGCGCACCAGCATACCGCCGGCCTTGAACGCACCAACCAGAGCAGTGCCCTTAGCAATGCGTGGGGAGATAACAGTGTTCAGGCCCCACAGCGAAGGAACAACCTGAACCTGACCGTTACCGTACGCGCCAGTGAACGCGCCACCACCGAAGTACTGGCCATGGCTGTCCTTAGCCAGACGCTGAGCAGCGTAGTCCTCAGGGTTGATCACAATAGCATCAGCCGGGAAACCGCTCTCCTGAAGAACAGCCATAGCCCCGTTCAGGATACCCTCACCGAACTCAGCAGTGGTAGCGGTCTTCTCCAGCTCCTTAGACAGAATACCGTTCTTCTTAAGAACACCCAGGAGCTGGCCATTCTGACCAGAGCCATTCAGGATCTGAGCCTCTTCAGCAACAGCGATACGGTACACGCCACGCTGGTTAACGTGTGAGGCCAGCCAGGCGTGATCCTCGAGCATTTCATCAGAGAACGCCAGGATACCTGTGATCTTCTTCAGAGCCTCGATGTTCGTCTTGGGGTTAACGAAGTGGATGTTATTCTTCTTAGCGCCCTGCGTAGTCGGGCCAGCGTCACCCTCAACAGCGCTATCCTCCAGCCAGGCCACAGCAGCGCTATCAGTGGTACCCTGCGCAAACAGGTCACCGACGTACAGAGGAGGCTGAGCGTAGTGCGCAGCCTTGTCATAATCGGTGTCAAACCCGACCAAGCCATCCCAAGTCAGGTGCCAATCCTCAGCACCTTTGAACTCGGGACCATTCACCGAGAAATTGTCACGCCCTTTAACCCGAGCAAGCTCAGGACCGAAGTGCTTAATGAAGTGCTCACCCAGGGACTTAGCCTCACCAGCAACCGCCACAGAATTTCCTTTCAGTTCATTAACCGCGCCTTCATTCGACTCGAAGGACTTGATCTTAGCAATAGTTGACTTATACTCTTCCACCAGAGCTTCGGTATCCTTACCGACAACCCCGGACTCTTCAACTGCCTTCAGGCGACCCTTGATCTCAGCTGCCTTAACTTTCAGTGCCTCAATACCGCTCACGCAAACAACTCCTTAATCTCAGCAATAAGCGACTTAGCCTGATCATCAGCAGGCTTATCATCTGGCTTGTCTTCAGACGGCTTATCCTCAGGCTTGTCTTCCTCATCGAAATATTCATCGAGCTTGGACTCAAGCGCTTCGATAATTGGCTTGACCACAAGCTCAGCAATCTCTTCAGGCGTCATCTTATCTGCCTCTTTCTTAGATTTGACGTCAGTAATAGCTGCCTCAGGATTAGCTGGGGCAGGGACCACAGACACCTCAAGCAGCGAGACTTTCTTAATATAAGTCACACCGCCCTTATGGTCTGCATCATTAACATAGAAGCCGAAAGACATGCGGTCAATTCGGCCCTCTTTCAAAAGCTTATATACGATAGGGCCATTACCCGGCCCTTCAGTATCAACCACACACCTGACAAGCAGTCCAGTGTCATCTTCCTCAGCAGACTCAACATACCCGATGTTATTCTCAGGGTTAGTCAGGTCATGCCCATAGAAGACAGGGATCTTACGGCCTTCCCATTCTTTAAGGGTATCGGAGAAAGCGCCTTTCTCCATGACCTCACCATAAGAATCAACATTACCGAATACTGAGGCATACCCTACGAAATAGCCTGACCCAGATTCTTCGGACTCTTCTGCTTTAACCTTAAACGACTTAGTCTTTATAACTAACTCCAATCAATTGAGGTTGTGCAATTACAGTGAGCTACCTCAGCAGGATCATCGTCATCGCCAGGATACTTCATGCCGTTAGAGAACTCTTCGTCCAAGCCCACACGCTCGCCGTCCATAGCAGCATGGCTATCTCGCGCATTAGGTCCTGTGTGCCACGTCTTGGTGGCTGCGCCAGACTGCCTACCGGCCTCCTGTGTGGCCCAGCCCATAGCCCACGTAACCATTGACCCTGCCATACCCAGAGCTGACTCTTTCAGCCAGTGTTCAACAGGCTCGACAGTGTCAGGAGGATCATCACCATCCATAGCCTCTTCCCACTCAGCCTGTTCGTCCTCTAGGTCCTCCAGGCTATCCACGATACCCTGAGAGATTCGCTTAGCTCGCTTCTTCAGATATGACTTAGTAGATCCTCTGTCATAGTCCTCGTCACGGCCCTCAAGCAGCTTGTTGCCTACCTCGCTGGTCAGCCCTAGATCAAGGTCAAGCAGGTCCTCAGCTAGTGACTCATCAGCTGAAGCTTTAACCTTCAACCGCCCTGCTTTGTACAACCTCTTACGGGCATGAGCCTCAAGCACTGTGGTGTAGCGCTTGACCCACGACCGACGATCAACACGTAGCCCGCGTGACTTAACCCTTACCTCACCTGAGTTCTGGCTATACCCTCCAGGGTCCACACTCACATTCAGCGGTGTGACCAGGTCATCCCCACCGTCAATAGCAGGAAGGTTCAACCTGGCCCGAGCCTCATTACGGGTCATGTAAGCCGAGCCCACAGCTGACTGGAACCACTGTGCCTGTTGTTCAAAATCAGCCTGGAGTTTCTCAGCTACATTGAATTCGATATAGCTACCTTTAGCCCCACCCATAATAGGAATAAGGAATGCATTAAGAGTAGATTCTATTTCCGCAATAAGCGGACCTAGAGTATCCCCATAAAGCATCTTACGGAATTCTCGGACATTGCTGTAGTTAGCATTATCGAGAATACCGACCATTGTGGGGTTAACATGGAATGCATTAGCTACTGTCGAATAAGCCAACTTAACGCCTTCAATGTACTGCTGATCAGTAGCACTGAAGTCCACACGGTTAAGAGTCATCCCATCTTCAAGAATGGGCGTGCCCCCAGCGCGCTTACCCGAACCGGTATATTTCTCGTACCAATCTTCTCGGAAGGTCTCACGTTGAGCGTCAGTCCACCGAGGTGCATCCACAGGTCGCTGAAGCACGGCAGACACTTTACCCCCGCGAGCCCACAGCTGCTGCCTGTATTTGCTAGCTTGAATCTGCTCAGCCAGGACCTCTTTCAGGCTGACGATCGTAGCGCTGCACCCTCCGGGGTCAGTTGGGTGATACCCCCCGAAGTAGACCACACGTGAACTATCCAAGGTAAGCTTCTTATCTGACTCGAAGCTAACCTCATGTGTGACCCTACCGAAATTATCAGACTTGGTCTGAACCCAGCTAGGAGGTAGGCGGTAGACTTCCCAGTTACCGTTCTGGCTCACTACTGGCCACCAGTAGGCCCTATCGTATAGGGCCTTGTCCACAACCAGAGCGTAGATCAGCTGATACAGAGTCATCGACTCATTAGCTTTGGCACCAGAGAGAAACCCGCCAACAGGGGACGAGGTATCCCTCAGCCTGCCCCCATCGCTTTGTTTAACATAGGAATGTACACCTAGATGAGCGATATTCCTGGCAAGAAAGGTAACCACAGTACGCAGATGTGGTTGAGTCTTGAATAGCTTAGCGGCTGAAACACCGGAAAGGTCGACCAATTCAGTTGGCCCGACCTTATACTGCCGAGGCTCATATGTGGTAATGCCCTGAAGTCGGTTAAAAATACCAGCCCAGAAACCCACCATTACACCTCCAATTCAATCCTGTAAACAGTATAACATATTTCAAATAGATTCGAGCCCCGACACGCCGTAAGCCGAGACTTTTGTTTTGTGGAATTGCCACACATTCATTGCCGTTACCAAAGCGGCAACGCCATCTATCTTATCTCGCTTCTTCTGCTTAGCAGGTTTAATATTACCAGCAGGGTCCATAGCAGGACGAATATTATCTATCTGCCACGCCATAAGAGGATTGCCGTCATGCTTAATAGCGCCACCCTGCATAACCAGTCGCTGAATCTCTTTCATAGGACCGGACATAGACACAAAACCTTGGCGTACTTTTTCAAGCCTATACCCATCAGCCTGGAGATCATTAGATACCTGAGTAGCATTCCACGGGTCGAACCCTATGCATTGAATATCGTAATGCTTAGCGTCCTCATCAATCTGGGCTTTAACAAAATCATAATCCGTGACGTTACCCGGAGTAAGCTTAATCAACCCTCGGCTAGCCCACACCGACGCATTACGGTATGTGGCCCTGTCAAGCTCAGCCAGCGCAGCCTCAGGCAGGAAGAAGCGGGGCAGTATCTGGTATGTGCCGTCCTCTGCCGGAAACAGCCACACGAGCGCTGTGAGGTCAGATACCGCTGCAAGGTCAAGCCCGCCGTAGCATTGCCTGCCCTCGATATCCAGCTGGGCCACAGCTCCGCGCATCCAGTCAGCCCTGCTGATCCACGACTCATCCAGCCTACCCCTGATACCTAGATGCAGCCTCAGGAATGAGGCTTTAGCCACAGGGTCAGTCTTAGCCTTATCAGCAGCAGACCGCATGAATGCCCGTGACGGAGTTACGGGATATAAGGGATTAGCTTTAGCCCACGTCTCCTCAGACCAGGGGTCATCTTCAGGGGAAGCAGACCACACCACACAAAATGATCGAGGAGCTTCTACAACCCTCTTACATATGTTGTCTACCAGCTCTCGGCGCTGGTCGTACGGCGTGCCCACACTGCCGTCGTCAGCTGTGGTGATCACCATCGTCAGAGGTTGCTCACGAGCACCGGTACCTGTCTCCATAGCCTCTAGCAGGGACAGAGACTTATGCACGTGCAGCTCATCACAGATAGCCCCGTGCAGGTTAGCACCATGAGCTAGGTCACCTTTCGATGACACTACCTTGATGACGGAGCTTGTTCTATCCTGCTTGATCGAGTTATGCAGTGACCTGATACCAGCTTGCTTAAGCAATGGAGAGTTGTCGACAAGTTGCTTTAGCGGCGTGAAACATGCGCCAGCCTGATCTCTAGACGCCGCACCGATAATGACCTCAGCGCCACCCTCATGATCACCGAAAGCAAGGACCATAGCTAGTGCAGACGCCAGAGTTGACTTAGCTCCTTTACGTGGCATTTCAATATAGGCATCCCTATACAACCTCAGCCATCGCCCTAAAGAATCATCATATACCTGCCAGCCAAATAGCGGGGCCACAATGAAGGCTATCTGGACATTAGTTAGCTTAAGAGGTTTACCTGCCCACCTACCTTTAGTGTGCCTTAATGCAGAAATAACCCGAAGAGCATGATCTACGCTCTTCGGGTTAAATCGAACTTGCATACCGTGGACCACACCTCCAGGATCGGGGCACTTGAGGTGTGGTCCCCTTTCAGGTATATCTAGCTTCCTACTGGCTAAATACTCTTTAATTTCATTAGGAATTACATTATTCATCGTATTCTATTCACATAAGGAATGGGTTATCAGTGTCTTTATTCTTACCCGAATTCCTTGCTTTAGGCGTCCATCCAGCTTCTTTCATATAAGCCAGAAAGGCCTGAGATTGTGACCGGAAAATAACCTCAGCTGGGTGTTTCTGCATTCGGTGATTTGGGTTATCTGTGACAAGTACTGAATCAGCCGAAATAACCTCGTTAGATGCTTTTCGTGCAATAGCGTAATGCCGGCACATAGCCTCGATAAACAGTCCATCCATTTCATCGAGGTTATCCAGAACTTCCCCGGGCATCATACCCACAAGTTCAGACCACACACCTCGAAGAACCTCATTATTGGCGATTCCAGGAGGAATCTCACTAAAACGCTCATCTTCGGTCATATTACGCACTCCTCAAATCTTAGTGAACACTGTTCACTTTAACGATCAACTAACCTGCATTTCACGGAGAGTTACCCCGGCGCAGCTTTTTAATTGAATTTCGTGATTTTATCGACGCTTCCCTTGTTTTCTTAGAATGGCATTCACGACATAATGATTGCAATCGATTTTCGTCTAGAATTGTTAATTCATTCTCAATTGCTTTAATTCCGTCAATATGATCGACTTCTGTTGCAATCATTCCGCACAGATTACAGAAAGGATTCTCTTTAATGAATCTGTTCCGAAGTTTCTTCCATTTACGGTAAGTCTTTCCGTCAACATTCTTCCAAGCAGTTGGCCGCAATTCCCAACCAGATTTCGTCGGTGTGTGGGCCAGGCACAACGCTGTGCCTGGCAAACCTAACTCTCCGCACCAGCATCGCTCAGGGGCTGAATACGGCATGCTACAAGACCTATCCGGGTTACCTAGGGGGTACCTACCTGGGTATACCCCAGGGGGCTATTCCTGCACCCCCTGGGGTACCTTACCCGAGTACCCCCTGGGGTTCCAATCCAGGGGGTACTCCAAACCAGTACCCAGGGTATATCTTCTACCCTGGTACCCACCCTAGCAGGTACCCCCTACCATGTCAAATCACCTAGTCCCCGGCGTGTCACCACGCCACTGTCACCGCCA